GCGCGACAGTCGCATGGTCGGCTGGGCACCCCCGACTAGGCTTGGGGAATGGGCAGGCCGAGGACGGGAACTGGTGGAGGTACAAAGACACTTCCAATCGAGCAGAAGCGTTTGAAGGGTTCACGCATTCGCAAGGGTTTGCAGGCGCAACCGATGTCATCGAGTGCGCTTGCGCTGGTGGACATGACGGTTGTGCCTACCGTGCCGGAAGACTTTGGGCTAGTCGGCACGTCGTACTGGCAAGTGTTGTGGACTGGTGGAAGGCGGCATCTGTCAGAGCTGCACGACACACCACTCATGACCAGGTTGTGCAAGAACTTCGACAAGATCGCAGAACTGGAGTTGTGGTTGGGCAAGGATGTGGAGCGCAGGTGGTACACCAGTCCGAATGGTCAGGTGGTGACGCATCCTGCTGTGAAACAGATCGAGCAGATGGATGCGCAGAACACGGCTTGGATGTCACTGATGGGATTCACCCCTTCGGATCGAGCGCGTCTAGGTCTTCAAGAGATAAGGGTGGCGAATGAACTTGATCAGTACAGGCAACGCAAGTCCAGCGTGGTCAACGCCGAGATTGTACAAGAGGTCTAGCGGTCAGTCAGTCATAGATTTTGCCGAGACATTCCTGCACGTGAGCAAGGGTGTTCGGGCTGGGGAGCGGTTGATGTTGACAGACTGGCAGAAGGAGTTGTTGGTCAATTTGTATGAGCGTCGTGATGACGGTCTGCTTCGGTACCGTCGTTCCATCGTGGGTTTGGGGAGGAAGAACGGAAAAAGTTTGATTGGCTCCATTGCTGCGCTCTACGGTTTGATTGAGGGTGAGCCTGGGGCTGAGGTGTATTCGGCTGCTGGTGACAGGATGCAGGCACGGATCGTGTTCAATGAAGCGAAGTGGCAGATCAGTCAGTCACCTGCGTTGTCTGGTATCTGCAAGGTGTATCGAGATGTGGTGGAGGTTCCGTCAACCGGTGCGATCTATCGAGTGCTATCGGCTGACGCAAAACTTCAACAAGGTCTAAACGCAAGCACGGCAATTCTAGATGAGGCTCACGTACAACCCAATGAGGAACTCTATAATGCGCTCTCGTTGAGTATGGGTGCGCGTAAAGACCCGAACATCGTTTGCATCACCACAGCAGGGTTTGACCCTGACACGTTATGTGGCCGACTGTACAACTATGGCAAGCGTGTCATTGCAGGCGATCAGGTTGATGAGCGGTTTGGTATGTGGTGGTGGGAAGCACCAGAGGGTTGTGCAGTTTCGGATCGTGATGGTTGGGCTGCTGCGAACCCGAACTTGGCTGAAGGCTTGCTCGACATGGAGGACATGGAAGTCAGCATGAATCAGACGGCTGAGGTGGCCTTCAGGAGATATCGTCTAAATCAATGGGTTCGCACGGATGGCGAGTCGTGGCTCCCAACATCAGCCTGGGAGTTGTGCCGGTCAGATATGGAGTTGAAGCCTGATCTGCCCACGTTCGTTGGGGTGGATATGGCATTGAAGCACGACTCGATTGCTGTTGTCATTGCCCAACCGCAAGATGGTCGTGTCGTGGTACGCGCAAAGATTTGGCATCCTGATGCGAACGCGATGGATGTGTCTGCTGTTGAGCAGCACATTCGTGACATCAACCGTGAGTTCAACGTGGTGGAGAACGCCTATGACCCTGCGTTCTTCCAGCGTTCGGCTGAAGTGTTGTCGGAGAATCATGTGATGGTTGAGTTCCCTCAGTCAGCTGCACGAATGATCCCAGCGTGTGGCAACTTGTACGAACTCATTGTGAACCAAGTGATCGCGCACGATGGTGATCCGATGTTCGCTGATCAAGTGTTGTCGGCTGCGCAACGACAAACTGAGTCAGGTTGGCGATTGTCCAAAGGTAAGTCGAAGCGCAAGATTGACGCTGCGATTGCGTTGACCATCGCATCAGATCGTGCGACATCCAAACAGGAAGTCGCACCTACACCTGGTTTCTTTGTAGTCTAGGGAGATGACAATCTTCCTGCTAGAACTGTTCGCTGTTTCACTCATCGGTTTTGGAGTATTCTTGGTGTCGGTACCCATCGGGCTGATGTTTGTCGGCTTTCAAGTTCTATTGTTCGCATTCGCTTATGAGCGCGGTCAGAGGAAGGTCAAAAAGTAAATGTTGTCACGACTTCTGAACCAAGGCACCGAGGATCGTGCAATCTCATTCCAGTCTTTGTTTGCAGCCGGTGAGGGTTTTGCCACGTCAACAAATGCTGGAACCACAGTCACCCAAATAGATTCACTAAAGATCGAAGCAGTGTACGCCTGCGTCCGTCTCATCTCCGATTCAATCTCAACTTTGCCAGTCGATACTTACATTCGCGTAGGTGCAGAACGCAAAGCATTCCGTCCTCGACCAACATGGCTGGACATTCCTGAAACTGGTGTGACACGTACCGAACACTTCCAACAAGTGCTGGTGTCGTTGCTGTTGAACGGCAACTCGTTCACACGCATCGTTCGTGACGACCAAGGTGTTGCAGCGTTAGTGGTCTTGAACCCCGAGAAGGTTGAATGCAGCCGTGACCAAGTGACACGCAGACCGATTTACATCTACGATCAACGCGACGTGATCCAGTCGGAAGACATGATTCATATCACCGAGATGCGTTTGCCTGGTGAGTTACGTGGCCGTTCCAAGATTGATCTGATCAAAGAGAACCTCGGTTTGGCTAAAGCGTTGGAGGAGTTCGCTGCACGATTCTTCGGTCAAGGTTCAAGTGCGTCCGGCATCATTGAGTTCCCAGGCAACCTCACCCGTGAGCAAGCCAAAGATTTGGTGTCATCGTTTGAAGAAGGTCATCGTGGGTTGCGCAGATCACACCGTCCAGGTGTGTTGTTCGGTGGAGCCAAGTTCACTAAGACAACTGTTGACAACGATTCGGCACAGTTCCTAGAATCACGCCGCTTCGCCATCGAGGAGATTGGTCGCATCTTCCGATGCCCACCATCAATGCTTGGTGTCACCACAGCTGGAGCGATGTCGTATGCGTCGGTAGAGCAGAACGGCATCCACTTCGTTCAACATACGTTGCGTCCGTACATCTCCAAGATTGAAGATGGATACCAGAAGTTGTTGGACAGTCGCGCATTCTTGAAGTTCAACGTGGACGGTCTGCTACGTGGCGACCAGGCTTCACGGTATGCAGCGTTCTCAACAGGTTTGCAATCAGGGTTCTTGTCAATCAACGACATTCATCGCATCGAGGACATGGCTCCGACTGAGGGTGGGGATGTGTATCGGGTTCCGTTGGCGAACGTGGATATTGCTGCTGCGAACTTGTCTGAGTTGGATCGCAAGTCGGTGATTGCTCAGCGTTTGATTCTGTCTGGGTTTGATCCTGCTGAGGTGATGGCTTCGTTAGAGTTGCCAAAGATCGCGCACACTGGTGTTCCTTCAACACAGTTGCAAGCGTTGTCAACAATCAATCCTGCTGATCCTGCTTCGGTGTATGAAGTGAAGTCGCAGGATATGAATATCAATATGCCTGAAGTGGTGTTGAACTATACGCCTCCGGCTGTGAATGTTCCTGCACCGATCATCAATGTTCCTGAGACTGTGGTTCGTGTCAACATGCCCCAGTCAAAGCCAACGATCCGCACTGTTAAGCGTGACGCTGATGGGCGTATCTTGACGATCACTGAAAGGGTTGAAGACTAATGGCACACGGAATCAGCGCATACTTGGGGAACGCTTGGATGGATGCGTTAGGCAACAACACGTCGTTCGCTGTTGCTCAGCCGTACATAAAGTTGCATACGAATGATCCTGGTGCTGCTGGTACGGCAAGCCCTGCAACTGAAACAACTCGCAAGGCTGTGTCGTTCAGTGCTGCGACGGCTGGTGGTTTGACATCGGACGCTGATGTGTCTTGGACAAACATTGCTGGGTCACAAGATGCAACGCACTTCACCTGTTGGGACAATATCAGTGCAGGCAACTTCTTGTTCTCTGGAACAATCGTTGCTGGTGCCTATACAGCAGGCGACACCTACACAATCAGTGCAGGCAATCTCACCGTCTCATTGACGCTCGCATCGTAGGTTCGTGATGGCCGTTCAACGGTTCGTCCTCGACTCAACCACACTTGACAACGCAGGCTTCGGTCTTGGTGGTGGTGCAGCGTTCATTCTTGACACTTCAACGCTTGACGGCGCAGCTGTTCTTGATGGCGGTCAGTTCCTAACACCTGCGACATGCTCATCGTCTTTGGGTGGGCTTAGTGCATCTGCGACTGCACGTGTGACGGTGAAGGCTGTTGCGTCATCGTCTCTGGGTGGGCTTAGTGCATCTGCATCTGCGCAAGCAACAATCTTCCCTGTTCTGTCTTCAAGTTTGGGTGGGCTGAATGCGTCTGCGACTGCACGATCAACTCTGTTCCCTGTGTTGTCTTCGTCGTTGGGTGGACTGGATGCAACCGCTTCAGCGTCAGCGGTCATCTTCCCTGTACTTGATGCACCGTTGGATGGGCTGGTTGCTTCAGCAACAGCAACAGTGATCCCACCTGAACCACCTGTCATCCCACCTTCGGGGTCACGTTGGTGGAGACAACCTGCCACACCAGTCAAGAAACAAGAACTACCAGAACAGATCGTCATTGAGATTCCAAAACCGAGACGGCCTGTGTTGGTGTCGGCTCAGGCTGGGTCGCGGCTTGGTGGTGTTGATGTGGGTGCGTTGGGGTCGGTGACGTTCTCCATCGTGGATGATGATGCTGAAGTATTGTTGTTGGTCTGATGCCTTATTTCATAACTGACAAGTCACCTGATTGTTCAGGTTGGGCAACCATCAAAGAAGACGGCGAAGTGATTGGATGCCATCAAACCAAACAGGATGCAGTTGATCAGATGGTTGCTGTGTCATTGGCTGAAGATATGTCTCCAGGTGGGGAACGCAACTCCGACGCAGATGAAGTGATCATCGTTGACATTGATGGCACTCTGATTGCTGGTGGTTCAGGTATCCAAAAGAATGTGGGCTATGTGAACTCGTTGTATCCCGATTATTACATCTACATTGTCACTGGTCGTCCAGAATCTGATCAAGAGAAAACGATGCAAGAGTTGGCTGATGCTGGTGTTCAATTCAACGACATCCAATTCAACGAAGATATGAGCATCCCCACCTCCGAATATAAGAAGCAAACGGCTGCTGACATCCTTGAAGAAAACCCTGTCAAGTTGGCGATTGACAATGATGCTGCTGCTCGACGTGCGTATGCGTCACTTGGCATCGCAACTAAAGACCCGAAAACAATCAAGGCTGATGAGGTGCCTTCAATTCGGCAAGTGTCGTTGGATGTGCCTGCCTATATTCGTGCAGCTGCTCGCAAGGGCTTGGACTACTACGGTCAAGGTTTGGCTGGTGATGGTTTGGTTGATAGGACTGTGCGTGAGGCACGGGACATGGCGCGTGGTGACATCACAGAAGACAAAGTGATTCGTGCGAACGCTTGGGGTGCAAGACATCTTGTGGACTTGGATGCACCAAAGAACTCGAACCCTGATGACAAAGAGTTCCCTGGTGCCGGTGCAGTTGCCTTCTATCTCTGGGGCATCAACCCACTCGATCCGAAACCTGCGATGGATTGGTTTATGGGGAAGGCTGAGGCAATCAAAGCGGAACGGGCTGATGCTCCTGCCCCACCAAAGGATCAGGTCACGGGGTCAGATAAGAATCCTGCTGGGTCTGCGAAGGCTCCTGCTGGGTCTGGGACGATTGAGTTGTCTGGTGCGATTGAAGAAGGTTTGGCAAACAAAGCCAAAGAACACAACGATGCAGTCGGTGACAACCCTGCCAAACGTGCGACTGTTGGGATGTTGCGCACAGTGTTCCGTCGAGGTGCTGGAGCGTTCTCAACTTCGCATCGTCCAGGAATCACCCGTGACCAATGGTCGTATGCACGGGTCAATGCGTTCTTATATTTGTTACGCAACGGCAGACCTGAGAACCCAAAATATATTGGTGACAATGATCTGTTGCCGAAGGATCACCCGAAGTCATCTAGATCGCATAGCCAATTTGGTACTAGCATTGGCGACATGGACACAACTGTTGAAACACGTCGCATCACATCAAACGACTTTGAACTCCGTGCAGACCCACAAGGCAACGGCATGTCGTTCACAGGTTATGCAGCCGTGTTCAACTCACCTTCGGAACCACTGCCATTCATTGAACGGATTGCACCAGGCGCATTCGCAAGATCACTCAAATCAAAGAACAATGTGCGCATGTACATGAACCACGATTCGAGCATGCTTCTTGCCACAACCCGTGCCAAAACACTGCGACTATCTGAAGATTCCAAAGGCTTGCTCGTTGACGCATCGTTGCCTGATACCACGATTGGTCGTGACCTGTCGGTCTTGATGCAACGCGGTGATGTGAACTCGATGTCGTTCGGATTCACCGTTCCTTCTGGTGGCGACATATGGTCAGATGATGGCCAGTCACGTGAACTTCGTCAGATCAAACTGTTTGAGGTGAGCGTTGTCACAGGATTCCCTGCATACACAGCCACGACTGCGATTGTACGCTCGTTGGATGCACTCTCTACTCGCACAGGAATTGACGCGGATCAGCTCGCAGCAGCGATCACGACACTCGAAGCAGGTCAAACCTTGTCGCAAGATCATGCAATGTTGTTGCGTGAAACTGTCGCCAAACTTGAACCGGTGCAAGACACCGCACCAGCTCGTCTAGGTGTTATGGCGAAGCACCTTGATTTGTTGAAGACAATCGCCTAATATCTGTTCACTGCATCGTTGACGGAGCCGTCAACCTTGTTGCTGTATGCGGAGCCGCATCAGGTTGAGAAGTAGTACCTCCCTGCGTATCCCCATTCACAACAATCCGAAAGCAGA